AAATGATTTAGTAGGTTTTATGCCTTTTTCAACTTACGAATTCATTATAGATAGCAAGAGGTTATATAGAGTTATTACTAAATTTATTACAATTAAATATGAATATCAAGGAAACGAAGAAGAATATAATCCAAGCTGGGCAAAAAGCTGTTGACGAACTAATTAAAGTAGCAAAAGAACCTATAGTAGATTCAGACGACGATATATCAGCAGATAGATTAAAGAACGCGGCAGCAACAAAAAAATTAGCTATATTTGATGCTTTTGAAATATTAACTAGAATCCAAGAAGAAGAAAGTTTACTAAACAACAAACCAAAAGAAGAAATAGAACAACGAGCGTTTAGAGGATTTGCAGAAGGAAGGTCTAAATAATGTATAAGCAAACTTTAGTAAAGGTTATAGAGCCTATAAAAATAAACACCATAAAAAGACTTAACAAATCTAAGAAATGGAGATATGGTTATAATAAAGAAAATGATATTATTGTTATTTCTAAAACTGGTCAAATAGGTGACATAATAGAAATACAAAATTTAAAGATAGCGTTACCAAAAACACCAAATCAAATATATAGTAGAAGTAAAAAGCAAAAAGAACAATATTGGGAAAAGTCTATATATCCAAAAGAATTAAATAGATTAAAAAATATATTTGATTGGAGAAATTATCCAGAAGAATCAAAAGGTCAATGGTTCGACTATATAGATGAAGAGTTTACAAGAAGAGATGAAGGTTTTTGGTTTATGAATAACGGTAAACCAACTTATTTAACAGGCGCTCACTACATGTATCTTCAATGGAGCAAGATTGATGTAGGTGCTCCAGATTTTAGAGAAGCGAATAGATTATTTTTTATATTTTGGGAAGCATGTAAAGCAGATCAAAGATGTTACGGAATGTGCTATCTTAAAAACCGTAGATCTGGATTTTCTTTTATGTCATCAGCTGAAACAGTTAATTTAGCAACTTTAGCAAGTGATAGTAGATATGGAATATTATCTAAAACTGGTAATGACGCTAAAAAAATGTTTACTGATAAAGTAGTTCCAATTAGTATAAATTATCCATTCTTTTTTAAACCGATTCAAGATGGTATGGATAGACCAAAATCTGAATTAGCATATAGAGTTCCAGCTAGTAAATTCACTAGAAAAAAAATGTCTGCAACTGATGGTATGGAAGAAATAGAAGGTTTAGATACCACTATAGACTGGAAGAATACTGGAGACAATAGTTATGACGGAGAAAAATTAAATTTATTAGTTCATGATGAAAGTGGTAAATGGGAAAGACCTGATAATATATTAAACAATTGGCGAGTTACAAAAACATGTTTACGATTAGGTAGTAGAATTATAGGTAAGTGTATGATGGGATCTACATCTAATGCTTTAGATAAAGGAGGAGGTAATTTTAAAAAATTATATAATAGTTCTAATGTTTCTCAAAGAAATAGAAATGGACAAACAAAATCTGGCTTATACTCTTTATTTATTCCGATGGAATGGAATTATGAAGGTTTTATAGATATATATGGAAACCCAGTTTTTGATACGCCAGAACAAGAAGCTATAGATCCACACGGAGAACCTATTTTTATAGGTATTGTAGAACATTGGGAAAATGAAGCTGATGGGCTAAAAGATGATCATGATGCTTTAAATGAATTTTACAGACAGTTTCCACGAACAGAAGAACATGCATTTAGAGACGAGACTAGAAATAGTATATTTAATCTAGTTAGAATATATGATCAAATAGATTATAACGAAGGTATAGGAACGGCTACACATGTAAACACAGGAAACTTTCAATGGGTAAACGGAATAAAAGATACACAAGTAATTTTTTATCCAGATCCAAAAGGTAGATTTAAAGTAAGTTGGGTGCCACCAATGAATCTACAAAATAAAATAATTATAAAAAATGGAATTAAACACCCAGCGAATGAACACATGGGTGCTTTTGGTTGTGACAGTTATGATATATCAGGAACGGTAGATGGAAGAGGATCAAATGGAGCTTTACACGGATTAACTAAGTTTAGCATGGAAGATGCTCCACCTAATCACTTTTTCTTAGAATATATAGCTAGACCACAAACCGCAGAGATGTTTTTTGAAGACGTATTAATGTCATTAGTATTTTATGGGATGCCATTACTTTGTGAAAATAATAAACCTAGATTATTGTATTATTTAAGAAGAAGAGGTTATAGAGGTTTTAGTATGAATAGGCCAGATAAAGTTTGGAATAAATTATCTGTAGCAGAAAAAGAAGTAGGTGGAATACCTAATTCTAGTGAAGATGTAAAACAAGCTCATGCTGCAGCAATTGAAATGTATATACAAGGAAACGTAGGACATTTAGGTGATGGTAATTATGGTAACATATATTTTAACAGAACTTTAAATGATTGGGCTAAATTTGATATAACAAAAAGAACAAAGTTTGACGCTTCAATAAGTTCTGGATTAGCCATAATGGCATGTAATAGACATTTGTACACTCCAAATGCTAATGTAGAAAAACAAAAACTAAATTTAAATATTGCTAAATATTCAAACAAAGGTAATATGTCAAAATTAATTAAAGAATAAGATGATTAGAACGAGTACAAGAAACCATTTTCCTAGCCAAGTTGTTAGTGATTCAGAGAAATCAAGCTTTGAATACGGATTAAAAATAGCAAAAGCTATAGAAAACGAATGGTTTAATACAGATTACGCTAGCAATAGATTTTTAACTAATCATAATAATTTTCATAGATTACGTTTGTACGCTAGAGGAGAACAAAGTATACAAAAATATAAAGATGAATTATCTATTAATGGTGATTTGTCTTATTTAAATTTAGATTGGAAACCAGTTCCAATTATACCTAAATTTGTAGATATAGTTGTTAATGGTATAGCAGAAAGAATATATGACGTTAAAGCTTATTCTCAAGATCCATATGGTGTTAGTAAAAGAACAGAATATATGGAATCTCTTTTAAGAGATATGAAAACAAAAGAAATCAGTGATCTTGCTGAAGAAAAATTTGGAATATCATTAAACGAAAATCCAAAAGAAGTTTTACCTGACTCAGAAGAAGAATTAGCTTTACATATGCAATTAACGTACAAGCAAGCTATAGAATTAGCAGAAGAGCAAGCGTTAAATGTTTTATTAGAAGGTAATAAATATGATTTAGTAAAAAGAAGATTTTATTATGATTTAACTGTTTTAGGTATTGGAGCTGTTAAAACAGGATTTGATCAATCTAGAGGTGCTACAGTTGAATATGTAGATCCAGCTGATTTAGTATGGTCTTATACAGATTCTCCTTATTTCGATGATATTTATTATGTTGGTGAGGTAAAATTAATACCTATTAATGAACTTATAAAACAATTTCCAGATCTCACTATGAGTGAACTAGAAGAAATATCTAAGAAAAATTACAAAGCTTCAAATAGATATAATTCTAGAAATTCAAGTTTAAATGATGACGATAAAAACAAAGTAGAAGTATTATACTTTAATTATAAAACTTTTATGTCTGAAGTTTATAAAATGAAACAAACTAGTAGTGGTGGTTATAAAGCTATAGAAAAAGATGATAAGTTTAATCCTCCAAAAGATATGGGAGAGATGTTTACTAAAGAATCTAGAAAAATAGAATGCTTATATGAAGGCGCTATGATTTTAGGTAGTGATAAATTGATTAAATGGGAAATGTCAAAGAACATGATGCGTCCTAAAAGCGATTTTACAAAAGTAAAAATGAATTATAATATAGTGGCTCCTAGAATGTATGAAGGTAAAATAGAGTCATTAGTTAGTAGAATAACTGGTTTTGCAGACATGATTCAATTAACACATCTTAAATTACAGCAAGTAATGTCACGTATGGTACCGGATGGAATATACTTAGATGCCGATGGACTTGCTGAAATAGATTTAGGTAATGGAACTAATTATAATCCACAAGAAGCATTAAACATGTTTTTCCAGACTGGTAGTATAATTGGTAGATCTTTTACTGGTGATGGTGATATGAATCCAGGAAAAGTACCTATACAAGAAATATCTGGAGGTCAAGGAGCTGGTGGTAAAATGCAAGCACTTATAGGTAACTATAATTACTATCTACAAATGATAAGAGATACAACTGGATTGAACGAAGCTAGAGACGCCGCTAATCCAGATCCAAAGGCTTTAGTAGGTGTTCAAAAAATGGCGGCAGCAAATTCTAACACAGCTACAAGACATATATTACAATCTGGATTATTTTTAACATCTGAAGTATGTGAATGTTTGTCTCTTAGAATATCTGATATTATAGAATACTCTCCAACTAAAAATGCTTTTATACAATCTATAGGAGCACATAACGTTGCGACTTTAGAAGAGATATCTAATTTACATCTATATGATTTTGGTATATTTATAGAGTTAGCGCCAGATGAGGAAGAAAAAGCAATGCTTGAAAATAACATACAAGCAGCTATAGCTCAACAAAGTATAGATTTAGAAGATGCTATAGATCTAAGAGAAATAAAGAATCTTAAATTAGCAAATCAACTACTTAAAATTAGAAGAAAAAAGAAAATAGAAAAAGATCAAATGATAGCTCAGCAAAACATGCAGGCACAGGCGCAGGCGAACGCACAGCAGCAACAAGCAGCCGCTCAAGCTGAAGTTCAAAAACAACAAGCTTTGTTACAGCAAAACATGCAAATGGAACAAGGTAAAGCAGAATTAGAGAGACAGTCTATGATGCAAGAAGCAGAAATTAAAAAGCAATTAATGGATCATGAGTTTCAATTAAATATGCAATTAAAAAGAATGGAAGCTGAAGTTGCTAAGACTAAAGAATCTGTAAAAGAAGATCGTAAAGACAAAAGAACAAAAATACAAGCAACTCAACAATCTGAGTTGATAGATCAAAGAACTAAAGATAACT